ATGTTAGGATTCGCTAAGAATGCTTGAGATGCTTTATTGTACGTACCCATTTCTTTGCGAACGAATCTAGCCTGAGCTTCTAGCGATGATTGTCCGGGTTTGATATTACCTTTATCATCGATCATGCCTTCATTCTGCATATGCTCTAGAAATGCACGTCTTCTAGATGGATCGCCCCAACTCAACATACCCTGATTCGGTCTACCGCGTACACCTGCGCCACCACCGGGTTCTGAGTGTGTTCCGAAGATGTGTCGTTCTTCAAAATTATTTTCGCGACCTACTTCTGCTGTCAATGCTCTTGACTGACTGTCACTGAAGCCAGCTTTAACAAATGCATCATATACAGACTTTTGGACGGCTGATCTACCTTTTAAGGTACCGACACCTTCAGCAGATGCATCAATAGCAACACCAGTTCTCTTTTGAACTTCGCTCATCCATCCCGGTATCGCAACAGCAGTATCATTCTTAGGCGTAGTTGCACGACCTTCTCTAACAGACCTACGACCTTCTTCGCTTATCTGTTCACCTCTGACAAGCTTAGTCTCACCTTCTTTTGTCATCTGTGCGCTATAACGATAGCCAGTTAGTGATTCTAAAGTTCTGGCGAATCCTTGATCTCTTTTGAAATGCATAGGAAACAGATCAGGCAATATTGAAGGGTCGATAGATCCGAGAATGTCACGACCTTTCTTCGACTCTAACATATCCATACGATACGATAGAGGCAAACCCATCAGAGTTCTGAAGTCTACCGTTAAGTTTTGAAATCTGCCGTCTTGTGGTTTTGCCATTTATCTTCTTCTTTGTGCTGCTTGGTCACGCATTCTCTCTTCTTCATTCTTGATATACAATCTCAACAAGTCGATGTATATCTGTCTTTCCCACGGCACCATATTCTCTATATCGCTCAGACTATACTTGTGATGTTGCATCAAGTTAAAGTTAGTCTGAAAATAGTTCATCAACTTATCATGACCAAGCATTACTGAAAAAAACTTGTGAAGTCTTTATACTCCAACCTATGATTGAATCCGCACGCTTCACAAATATGATTTACGCCAATGTAGAAGTACGGAAAGTTATCAATAAACTCTTCTAACTTTTTGTAGTGTGCTTCTGTCAAACCTTCTACAAAGTCAACTATCTGATCAGGCGTAAAGTCTCGCGATGAAAATATCTTGTCTTTCTTGATAACTCTGTCAATACAAGCTGCGATGATTCGAATCTTCTTCTCAAGAATAGATTCGCTGCCCATAACGGTTTTTGTGATACCATAGTTAGGATATTTCATCTTCACTAGAGTCTCAGCATCGAGCTTGATATCTGACTTGACATCAACGTTCTTCTTTATACTTACAGTAGACAAATCTAATTCAGTATCAAATGCCTGATTGCATATGCCTTCTTCAGTTTCGTTCTTACAAACAAACGAGACTGCAACTTTATCACTGATTGACTTTGCTCTTAGTGCGATAAAGAGAAAGTCAATATCAAAGAAAGGTAGAGTATTTACATTGATATTTTTATCAACTAAACAGTTAGAAATCACTTGCTTAGTTGTATTAATAATATCATTCGTATCGCCAGATTCCGCCGCTATGAGCAACATCTTTTCTTCTTTGACAAGAAAAGGTCTAACTCGTATCTCTTCACCTGTAGAAGGTAACTTCAGTTCAAAGATAGGAACATCTATCTGTGGTAAATTCATATCGTAGCCTTTCACATTATGTTATAGTATTTCCGCCTGTAACAATCGTAGCTCCTGCAATCAAGTCTCTGTCAGCAGGTACTTCAGGATCGATCTTAGGTCTAGTCCATCTCACGTATGTAAACGATACAGCCAATCTCAGAAACTCACTATCTGCCCAAGTGACGGTCTGAGGGTTGACGATTGTGGGATACGCATCATGCAGTTTGAAATAGTATTGTGCTTGCGTACCTGCGTCACCTAGACCTTCTTTTAGCGGCGCATCAGAGAAATGAAATATGTCGATATCGCAAGAATAGTCGTCGCGATAGAACAAATTATAATCGTTTGGTGGATGAACGATATTCATCCAGTCATCAAAGAATTGACGCTCAAGAGACTTGGCTCGACAGATGAACGTCAGATTGATATCTTCGAACGTTGTCTGAAACGGTAGCTTTTCGTTAGGTCCATAATAACGAGCATCGACGCTCTGAAAGCCTCTACCTGGAAGTTCAGCAGCCTCACACAAGTATGGTAGCTCAGTTCTAATTCTAGAAGCGGCTTGCGGAAACCCAGTTAAATTGTTGAAGTTAGGATTCTTAGGAGAAAAGATAACCATGAATCTAGAGGACTTTGCCGGTCCATAATAGTTCATTACAGACCTGAAACGTTCAAGTCTCAAGGCTTCTACTGACGGTGCATTATCGTATCTTATTGTTGCCATTTTTTAACTCTTTGTGACGAAGAATTGAACAGGTAGATTGATAGCCTGATCCCATTCGTCTGGTGTTATCTCTATGAATTTACTGCGAACATGATCAAATAGATATCTCTTGATACACGGTCTTGAAAGGCTCGCAAGTCTTTTTGTGCTTGAGATAAGGTCATATGACAGTCTCAGTCTAGACTTCTCTGTCATGTTTTTCGCCGACTTGTACTGCATCAATCTACCAAGCAAAGCTGCGCGCTCAGATTGTGACAAGTAGTGCAGGTTCAAACCTAAGAAACCATCACTATATCGCTCAATCGGAAATACAAGCGGAAACTTATCGTAGACTGGTAGAATGTCTTTCCACTTTGGGTCGTATATGAAAAAATACATCTTACCAATAACGGTGCCGTCTCGGCCTCGTTCTTGATTGTTTATGATTTTTTTTCTGTAGCCAGCAGCGGTTCTTGCTTTACCATAAAACCATGCTCTAGCTTGTTCGTCTCTTTCTTTTGCCATATTACTATTTATGTCGATTTTTTACTTGACAGGGTCTTGACAAGGTACTATTATGGCTATGTCCTCCATCATATGAATTACTTTATACCTAACTCTGTTTCTGTGATCAACTTGAACTCCCATCCCTTGTCTAGACAGTATTCTCTTGCTGCTGCCCATTTGGCACTGTTTACACCCCAAGTCATTACTTCTGTTAAGTACTTTCTAGTCTTCTTCTTCTGTGTCTTAGGTTCTACTGTCTGAGCTTTAGGTTTCACCTCTAGCATCATAGTCTTGAATGAACCATCAGACCTTTTAATCTTGACGATGAAGTCGGGAAAGTACCTATGTCTTCTGTTGTCTATAGGTGAGATATAAGGTATTGCAATCTCTTCACTTCGCCATTCGATTACACTAGGGTTCTCATCTAAATATTTCATGACTTTAAGTTCCCATAACGAACGAAAGATAATGTTCGTCGGGTCACCGCCATACTTCTTAGGATTCTTCGGAGAAAATCTACCACTGTAAGCCATATAAATATATATAAGTCACGATAGAAAGACAATAAATGGCAGAAGATTTCAGTTCATCGGTAAACTCTGTAAGCCTTGAAGCAGGTAATTTAGCAACACCTGATAGGTTTGCTGGTGGTGTATCTTCTAGAGGTTCTGCGCTTACTGACGCTCAAAGAAGCTATCATGAGAGCCTTGCTAGAAATCGAGTACAAACTGGTGTAAATACCGGAGCTGCTGAAGCTCGTCAGAGTAGATATGATTTTAAGTGGCGCACATTTCCTAGCAACTTGGGTAAAGACTATCAGGGTCACTATATGGTGATTAACATCAATGTTCCTGTCAGAATAGGTGGTGCTGTCGCAGGTGCATTCGGTGATAGATTTAGAGTACTCAATGAACTTTCTCGCGTAGACAGACTAAGAAATTTAACTGTTGGAGAGGCTACGGTAGGTCAGACAAATATAGCTTCAAGTATCATACCTCGTTTTACTAGAAGAATAGCCGAATCTGTTGCTCTGTATGTACCCAATACGCTTGTCTATAACACTCATAACGTCTATGAAGATATCAGCTTGAGCGCGCTCGCTGGTCAGTTGGGTGTCGGTCTTTTAGGTCTTGGTGGTACTGCTAGAGCCGCTAGAAATGCTGAATTGGCAAGAAGAGACACCAGAGCGCCTTCTATATTTGGTACGGGTGGACAGCTAATAGGTCGAGCTACACAGCTTCTACAATCACCTATCAATCCTGCTATTGAAGTTCTATTTGCTAACACCATGCAGAGACAGTTCGTCTTTGAAATTCTTATGGCTCCTCGTAATGAGCAAGAGTCCATCAACATAAAAGAGATAGTTAAAACTCTTAGATTTCATGCAGCACCTGAAGTTAATAATTTTGGTGCAGGCGGTTTCGCTGGTCAGCTTCTGGATGCTGCTGCATCTTTCACATGGATACCACCCGCTGAATTTGATATCACATTCTTCAAAGACGGTATAGAAAATACAAACATTCCAAGAATCAATACCTGCGTACTTGAAAGAGTTGAAGCTGACTATACGCCTACAGGTATTCACTCTACGTTCAGTAATGGTCATCCTGTCGCAGTAAGACTGAGTTTAGGTTTTAGAGAACTTGAACCAGTACACAAAGCGCGCATTCTACAGGGATTCTAATGGCTAAGTATCTAGATTTATTTCCAAAAATTGCATACGATCCGACAAAAACGCTGTACTCAACAAACTTCAATACTGTCACGAACATACTTTTTCGTATTGGTATGGTTAAAGAGTATGTCAACAATACATCGGCATACTATGAGTATGTAATTCAAGACGGCGAGAAGCCTGAGATATTAGCCGAAAGATTTTATGGTTCACCAGAAGCTCATTGGGTTATAATACTTGCAAACGATATCGTCGATCCGCAGTACGATTGGCCTTTGAACTATGATGAGTTCAATAACTACATCGTAGATAAATATGGTTCTGTAGCTAACGCGAAGACGACAATTCATCATTATGAAAAAGTCGTAACAAGAGAAGAAGCGTCTACAGGTTCGTTCTTCACATATAGATATGTGGTTGACTACGACAGAAAGTCTGATGATCCACCTTCGGTACCATATGACACATATCTTTCTCTACCCGACGAACAGACGTACCAGACTTATAGTGTAGGTGGTAAGACAATAGTAGAATCGATATCGCGAAACGTTGTCAGCAACTATGATTATGAAGTAGATCAGAACGAAGCAAAGAGAGAAATCAAAATCATCAAAGCTGAGTACTACAGACAACTAGTAAGAGAGTTTGAAGATTTAGTTCTACCTGATGACTTTGTGAGTTATTTGAGGACACTAAGATAAATGGCTGGTGAAACTTTTATTAACACTGACGAGCTTCTTACTAGTTTCGAAGTTAAAGTAACAGGCTCAACGAGAGAAGAATTTGCAGACTTGACGCCCATGGAGATATCTCTAGGCGAAAGCTTGCATACGCCCGGTCTACAGACATCTATTAAGTTTCATAGCTACATTCACAACTTCCCTATCAAGAATCTGGATGATATGAAGGGGGCAGATGTAACTATCAACGCCGCAAAAGAATCGCTTTCTAGATTTGGTATCAGACCAGACTTCAGAAC